CTCAGCGGTTTCAACGCCGCCCTACAGGACGAAAAGCTCACACAGGGCGAGGCGCAACAAAAACGCGTCCTCGGAAAACCACTCACCTATTTGACGTTTGGAATTGGGTGCGTCATGTTGGTTCTGGCGGCTGCGGCCCATCGCGGCCACCCACAGGGATTCGGGGTCCTGGTCAAGGAGGGTCTTGCGTTTGCGGCCCTCGCGGGTCTAGGGGAGGGCATAATCGCTTGGAACCATGAAGAGGACCTGCACGGGATCGGTCTCGCCATGGGTGGTAATTTTGTTCTTTTCTTCTTGGCTCATTTGCTATTGCAGTTTGGTGGGTTCTATGAACACATATTCGGGGCTTAAATTTTACCCATTGTAGAAATCTGCATCTGTAGATCCGTCCCAAAGTTGCCCGGGACGACGTATGAAGGATGGACCGCCAGAATCTTGAGCTGGCCCTGTTGAGCCAGATAACTCATGTAGTGGTCAATTTGCATACTAATTTCATTCTCGCGGAAAGCGATGAGTTTCTGAGCGCCCTGTTGACTCACCATGTAGCCATGGAGGCCCCAAAAGTACTGGACGTTCGTGTAATCATTCGTGACCGGTACGCACTTCTTGCACCAGTGGCCGAGTAGGATCATGTCCCAATCAGATGGGTACGTGCCATCCGGCTCGACTATTGACTGGATCTTCTTGGTATATATCCGTGGATGAATATTGGCGTCATCTTCGAAAATTACTGCGTAGGGCAAATTGTCATCGACAATTTGTTTGAAAATTGCGTAATGGCTCAAGTAACAGCCGACCATACCAGGGGTCAATTGTCCGTCGGCCAAACGGACCTTCATTTGTTGAAGGTAATTCATACCCATCCAAACCTTGGGCGTCACGAACTCGCGCATCTTTTCTCCCATGGCCGCACCATTAATAGCTTCGAAGCGGGTATAGGGCCTAGCGGCCAGGTCAGAACGGCTGTACTGTTTATCGAAATTGACCATGCGTTCGCGATTTTTGGACATGTTGATGACAAAGCATTCGAAATTTGGCGCCAAAACTGGAACCGGGGTTAGGTCCTTGGACCTCATCGAAAAAAGGAGTACTGCGAGCGCCATGACCATGGACATCAACAGGAACAACACTATTATAATCAAGAGCGTTTCGACCCGCATCTCGTCCTGATATTAGGGAAGAAAATAAAGGGTCCGACCGTAAGCTACTCAGATGCAACAGTATGAGAGGCTCAGTCACGTGGAGCACATCCTCAAACGACCAGACACTTATGTGGGGTCCCTCGCCCCAGAGTTGGCCAGTCACTGGGTCAGGTCCGGGCGCAACTTCAGCATTTCTCAGCTTTCTGTTGCACCTGGTTTGGTGAAGATCTTCGACGAGGTCTTGGTCAATGCGATTGACCAGCACTCTCTGCATCCCAAAAAGGTGGCGTGCATCGAAGTGAGTGCAGGGGCCGACGGGACTGTATCCGTTTACAATGCGGGTGTGGGCATCCCCATCAAGAAGCACGCGACCGAAAAGATCTGGATCCCCGAACTCATCTTTGGGCACCTTTTGACCAGCTCCAACTACAACGATGATGAGCAGCGCGTCACGGGTGGCCGGAACGGGTACGGCGCCAAGCTCGCCAATGTCTTCAGCTCCCTTTTTCGAATCAAAATTAGTGACGGTAAGAAGGTCTACGAGCAGACCTGGACCGATAACATGAGCAAGGTCCAGCCACCGGTCATCACTGACGAAAAGTCCACTCCGTCCGTGACGGTGACCTTCTTGCCCGACTGGAAGCGGTTCGGTGGCCCAGGCGACTTTCTGAAGTTGGTCGAGAAGCGCACATGGGACACTGCTATGTGGTGCTCAAAGGCCCGTGTCTATTTCAATACAAAATTGCTCGAGGTTCCTAGCCTTGGGGAGTACGCCCAGGCCCACGTGGGCTCGGTGCCCATCGCTCGAATGTTCACAGAAAACTGGGAGATATGCGTGACCCACTCGACGAGCGGTGCGTTCCAGCAAGTCTCATTTGTGAATGGAATTGCGACGGTCAAGGGTGGCAGTCACGTGGACAAGGTCACGAAGGTGATCTGTGACGCGATTGCGGCCGACAAGCGGTGCGCGACGCTCAAGCCCGCTCAGATCAAGGCGTCCCTCTTCGTGTTCGTGCGGGCCGTCATCGTGAACCCAACCTTCTCGAGCCAGACCAAGGCCGAGTGCACTTCAAAGATTCTGGAGACCATTGAGCCCAAACCAAAGTTCATCAAGGATATCCTGGCGACGGGAGTCCTCGACGATCTCATCTCCAAGGGCCTCTCCCAGGTTGAGAAAGAGCTCAAGAAGACAGACGGGGCCAAAAAGTCGCGCATTTCGGGCATTCCGAAGCTGGACGACGCCAACTGGGCCGGTACTCATCGGTCGCATGAGTGCACGCTTATTATCACCGAGGGTGACTCGGCGAAAGCTCTGGCCATTGCCGGCTTGAGCGTGGTGGGCCGCAACGCGTTCGGCGTGTTTCCACTCCGGGGCAAGCCGCGCAATGTGCGGGACGCGTCGGTAAAACAGGTGACCGATAATGAGGAATTTTCCAACCTCAAGAAGATCCTCGGGCTCCAGCATGGTAAAGTCTATAATTCTCTGAGAGAATTGCGCTACGGCCGTCTGATGATCATGACGGACGCCGATCTGGACGGTAGCCACATCAAGGGTCTGGTCCTCAACATGTTCCACGTGTACTGGCCGCAGCTGATCGGTCTGGGGTTCGTCGTCAGCATGGTCACACCCGTCATCAAGGCGGGCAAGGTATGGTACTTCACGGAGGAGGAGTTCAGGACTGCGATGCAGGGACAGTCGGCTCCACCGACTGGAACGAAGTACTACAAGGGTCTGGGTACTTCTACGAGCGCCGAGGCCAAGGAGTACTTCAAGCGAATCGAGCAACTCACAGTCGCCTTCGGGGCCGATCCGAAAATGAACGAGTCGATGACTCTGGCGTTCGCCAAGGCTCAGGCTGACGATCGGAAGGGGTGGCTCACTGCACACATGGCGACGCCACCTGAGGGTATCCCCTACGGACACGTCAAGGCGCTCTCGGTCACGGACTTCATCCATCGCGATATGGCCAACTTTAGCGCCGAAGACATCAAGCGCTCCATCCCCCACGTGGCTGACGGTCTCAAGCCGTCACAGCGCAAGGTGATCTACGCGTGCCTCAAGAAGAACCTGACGAGCGACATGAAGGTGGCACAGCTCGGTGGCTACGTGGCGGAGCAGACGGCCTACCACCACGGCGAGGCCAGCCTTCAGGGCACCATCGTGAACTTGGCTCAGAATTTCGTGGGTGCGAACAATCTGAACCTGCTCGAGCCCTCTGGTCAGTTTGGCACGCGCCTTGCCGGTGGCAAGGACGCGGCCAGCGCTCGTTACATCTTCACGCGTTTGGCGCCTCGGACGCGCAAGATCTTCGACCCGGCCGACAATGCGGTGCTCAACTACGTGTTCGATGACGGTCAGCAGGTCGAGCCCGAGTGCTACGTGCCCATTGTGCCTATGATCCTGGTGAACGGTGCAGAGGGCATCGGCACGGGTTTCAGCTGCTACGTGCCGCCGTACGATATCGAGATCCTGAAGCACAACATTCGGGCCGCTCTGGCTCAGGTGGCGATGGTGCCCATGGTCCCGCATTTCAAGGGGTTCAAGGGGCGTGTGACCAAGACCAAGGACCACACGTGGGTCCTCGAGGGTCTGGTGGTCAAGGAGGGTACGCAACTCCACGTGACCGAACTCCCTCCGGGCAAGTGGATCCAGGATTTCAAGGAGCATCTGGACGACCTGGTCGAGAAGGGCACGATCCAGAAGTTCGAGAACCACTCTACAGAGACGGCGCCAGACTTCCGCATCTGGGGTGCCGACGCCCTCGAAGACCCAATCAAGGACCTGGGCCTGACCAAGACGATCCATACCTCGAACATGTACCTGATCGGCCCTAACGGGGCCGTCAAGAAGTACGCGAGTCCAGAGGAGATCCTGGTCGACTACATCGGGATGCGTCTCGAGATTTACAAGAAGCGCAAGGCTTGGCTCCTCAAGCAATTTGATTCTGAAATTGGGTGGCTCTCGGAGAAGGCCAGGTTCATCCGGGACGTGGCGGTGACACCCCGGATGCATGTGCTCAATGTGCCCTTGGAGCAGATTCACCACCAACTCCGACGCGAGAAGTACGCCGAGGCTCTGTGGCCCAAGCTCATGGATATCAAGACGTACCAGTACACCAAGGAGGAGGTGGACAAGCTCATGGCGCTGATAGCCAAGCGTCAAGGTGAGCGTGCGGCACTCAAGGCGACGAGTGTGACGCAAATGTGGATTAATAATCTCGATGAGTTGTAGAAGGCGATGGCCGAGCCAGCAAGTCGCATCATGGATCCCATCTGGGACACCATGAACAAATTTCACATCATTGAATTCGAACAGAAAATTCAGAACAAGGTTCTGAGGGCCCTCTTTGGTGACTCGACCCCCCCTGTTGACGCCGCCGCCTCCAAGGCGGCTCAGGCCCTGCCTCCCGGGTTCGCTGCGGCCCCCCGCCCCACGGAGACGGCGATAGTCGAGGACGCTCCTAGAACCACATCAATCACTGGTTTTTACAAGGTGACTGGTCCAAAGGAGCTCACATTTTACGCCACCACCACCTGGCCTGGATTCACGGTGGGTGAGGGGTGGAGTGTAATTGGGGTTCCCAACGTCATTGGCAACTTGCGCGTATCGGGTCCGGCCACAGCCGAGGCGGGTGCCGTCGCGACCACCTCCCTCACGACGGAACCATATAACTGGAAATTCACCTTTCAGTCCGATACGAACCAGTACATCGAGGGTACCACGCACGTCCTAGGAGCTTTTCTTTATCCGCCAGGACAGGAGCAGTATCCTAGTCAGCAGCGATCAGGTGCAGTTTACGGCTATTACGTAGTTTACCTGGGTGTGCCCATGTTTTACTTCACGGCACCGCCACCTGAAGGGATGGCTATAGGGTGGTACATTGTGGGACTACCGACTCTTGGGGCGAGCAAGATTTCAGAATTAAATATGAATAACACGACGACGGCTGCAGGCCAAGAGGTGGTGGCGGAGACGTCGGCCGTACTCAAACCCTTGGATGGTAAACCCGTACCGGATACGGGACGGCGTGTATATGTTATGGGTGGGCCGGCCATGGCCGTGGAACCCAAGTTCGTCGCAGTTTTCGAGCCTGGGACATTTTCAACTTCAAATCTAGATGAACGTCCGCCCATCGAGATCAATCCAGCCGTTATAGGTGGGAAAAAGTCCAGATACATGCGAAACCTAGGGGAGGGGTTATTGCCGCCAACATTCGATCCAAAAATGATAGAGGTGAAGGGACGTGGATTTAGCACAGGTTCGGTCTTGTCACTATACGCCACAGGGCCTCAAGACGAATTCATGTCGAACCGAGACTATGGCAAGTCGCAGTGGAATCCTGAATTCAAGCAGCACACGAACTTTGTAATGTACCAGCGCGTCATACCGTTCCCACCCCCTAGTCCAACCTATCACAATCAGACTATTCAAATCGAGCTCCTCCCACAGACCCTTGGCCACCTTCTGTCCAATATGTACTTTAAATGCACCATCCCGCGTGCAGGGACCGGGTACGTCATCAACGAGAACATAGGTCGGGCCCTTATAAAGCAGGTGGATCTTCTCGTGAATGAGACGGTCATAGAGACGCTCTATGATGACTGGTACATCATCCGTGACCAGGTGTTCCTCGATGCGGATGAGCAAAAGGGTATGTTTAGCATCGTCGGGGGCTTGAATTCCAACGTCTCGGCCTCGACCTCAAATACCAACATCGACATCGTGTGCCCACTCGAGTTCTTCTTTTGCAGACGGCATTCACATTCAAATCTGGATAGAGAACGAATCAGAAAACCCTATTTCCCCCTGTGCGCCATGTGGAATCAGAAACTCTATGTGAGGTTCACGTTTCACCCGTGTTACTGGTGGTCGAACGCCACCACAAACTTCGATATGCTAAATCCGAAAATAATCACTGAAGAAATTCTTTTGGATAATTCCGAAAAGCTTTACTATCAGAACACTCAGCTTCGGTACATAGTCCCCAAGGTCAAAAAGGAATCGACGCTTGAATTTTCTGGCGGAAGTCCCCAACTTCAATTGACGGCCAACTTTCCCGTACAGAGTCTGTTTTGGTTCTTTCGAAACAAAAATTACGAATCGATCCAGGATAACAGTGGCGCTCCGAATGGTCGGTACTACGATGCCAGATATACTTACGGATATACTTCAGTTTATATTCAGACGGGTGTTACCCTTTCCTTTCCATCTTCGAATAACATCCCGAGTAAATACGTGGATGTGATTGACACGGCCAAGATCACACTGAACAACGTGGACATTCTGAGCACGTTCCAGGGGTCCCTGTACTACTCGTTCAAGCAGCCCTTGGAGCACTCTTTATCGGCACCTTCGCGCAATATCTACATGTACTCTTTCGGGCTGACACCCAAAGAGTACAATCAGGGAGGATTTTTGGATTTTTCAAAACTAAATTCACAAACAAGTACCCTGACCCTAATATTCAACACGGCTTACGCCTCTCAAATCACACAGGGATACAATCTGTACCTGTTTTACTATGGGTACACTGTTCTGGACTTTCGGGACGGCTTTGCGCGTCTCCCATTTGCTTGATGAGGCTTTCCTTGAGGTACCCTATGATACCGTTGGTGATGCACCACTTGATGAAGTTCAGCTGGGCGACGGTGGTCGTGAGACCCTGGAACTCGATACGGGTCGTCCGGCAAAAGGGATCGAAGAGCTTCTTCGAGTAGCCGTCCAGACTCGACTTGTAGGCCACGTGGACCGTGAACATCTTGCCGTTAGGCGCGGTATAAGTCACGTGTTGATTCTTTGAATAGTTCGTCACGAACCATTCCAATTTCCGAAGTGAAATTCCGGGACGAGGGCTCTTGCTCTCTCGGCCCAGAATTTCATGAAGTTGAGCCCGGTTCTCGGGCGTGTCGAAAAATCGCACCAGGCTCGTCAGGAGAACCTCCGATTTCGACATTAAATTAAGTGCGTTTGATTTCTCTAAGAGTCCCAAGGGGCCTTCATTTCCTCTTCTGGTTCAGTCGCCGCCTCCTTCGGCGGCTCCGGACACTGCTTCTTGTGAAACTTGCAGAATCCGTTGGCCAGCGGCGTCTTCAGACACCGGCGGCCCGTCTTGAGGATACCCCTACATACTGACGTGTCGAGATGGACCGTGTCCTTGATGAGCCTGGCCATCGGGATCTCGTACAG